ATTTGTCCTAACTGACCTGCTGCACCTAGGCTATGAGCTGCTCCTGCTAAATCTGCCTGTTGGTTAGCCAATTGTGCTTGTAACTGTGCATTTTGGTTTGCCAATGCTCCCTGCATACCAGTTTGTTGGTTAGCAAGTTGACCTTGTAATCCTACTTGTTGATTTGCTAATTGACCTTGTAATCCTGTGCTTTGATTAGCAAGACCTGCCTGTAAACCTGCCTGTTGATTCGCTAGACCTGCCTGTAGACCTGTTTGTTGGTTGGCTAGACCTGCCTGTAGACCTGTTTGTTGGTTGGCTAATTGACCTTGTAGTCCTGCCTGTTGATTTGCTAGGTCAGCATTATATTGATTCATAATATCTTGCATAGCACCTTGTTGAGCCTGTTGATAATTCGCTTGTCTCAACCCTGCCGCTTGTTGACCCATCATTTCTGCGACACCTCTACCCATCTCACTCATGGCTATACCATGTCTTGAACCACCAAATCCACCTGCCATTTGAGCCTGTGCACCTAACTGGTCAAGTCCTATGTTCGCACCTCTTAATATATCTGCCTGTTGAGCATCAATGACATTAGTCGTGTATGGATTCAGGTAAGGATTTAGATTCGTAGTGCCTAGTTGACCTGCTGTGATATTAGTTGGTGTTACATTCGTCCCTGTTACATTAGAGTAGCCTACATTAGTCGGTGTTACATTAGTCGGTGTTACATTAGTCCCTGTTACATTAAATTGACTTGGAGATACATTTGTTGCACCAACTGCTAAAGGTGAATATCCTATGCCTGCCGCACTCCCCATTCCTGCTCCTTGTATTCCTTGTGCTGCTAGGCTGTTAATGTTTGGTGGTGTTGTTTGACCACCGGGTGCTTGTCCTGCCATAATTATCTCCTGTTATAATCCGAACCCATATTTGCCACCTGTTTTTCTTGCTACACCTGATTTAATGAGTTTATCTATATTTTTTTGTCGTTCATAAGGTGGAGCAACCTCAATCTTGGGTTCATAAGGTGGAGCAACCTCAATCTTGGGTTCATAAGGTGGAGCAACCTCAATCTTGGTAGTATTGACATAGTCGGGAGCACGACTACCCATATCATACATTCCTTCTCCACCTGACCATGACTGAAAATCTGCTACTGTATGCCCCGGAATATCACTAAAATCATCCATAGAGCCTCCTGCCTGTAGAACTGCCTGATTACCTCTTTCTATTGATTCTGGTTTCTGTACATTACCATCATAGTTCGAGTTCCTATCAGGCACAATTAGTGGAGGATTGCCACCTGCACTACCTCTAAATCGACTACCTCCACTACTAGGATAAACAGGTGCAGGTATTGTATTACCGAAGAGTGCATCGTATTGTGCTACAGCACCCGGTTGTTTCGCTTTCAGTTCTGCCAAGGCTTGGTCGTATAGACCTTGAGAACTGTATCCTCTAAAACCACCTGCGTATTCTGTTGGTGTTGGCATACCACTCGTTGCTGTTAATGTGTTTGGTGCTAAGAGTCCAAATGCCTCCCCTGCTCCTATGTTTGCATCGAAAGCCGCATTCTGAGTAGGTGTAAATGCCGCAACTTCCGGCCCATAGTAGGGCATGTAAGGCAACTGTTGGACTGCTTCTGCTCTTGCTAGGTTTCTAATTGCAGGATCTCGAATCCAACTTGGTATCGTAGTTTCCTCTGTTTTTTTGCCTCCCTTTCCTCCACCACTCATATCATAACTCCTTTGCTAATGTTACAAATTTCTGTTCCCATCCTCTTGAGGCTAGAATCTTCTTCCAACCTGCTCTGCCACTTACACTCATTCCTTTACAACCATTCTCTTTGGCGAAGGTTACAGCACTATCATGCATGTCCGTTAGTTGGTCAATTCCATGCCCATTATCCCCACCTGCAAGAAAGACATGCAAAAATTTCTTATTAGGATACACTATTATCTCAGTTACTGCACATCCGTTTGCACCACTCCACAGTTGCATGTGACCACTAATGACACCATCTACAATGTCTTTGAAGTCGTGTGTGTCTCCACCTTTATCAAGTGCAGACTGTATCCACTTCCTACATCTTAATAATTCTGTACCTGTTTTTTTCATATTCATGGGTCTAATTCTATTTTTACCCAAGCACCATTCTTTGATACTACTACTGTGCCTTCAGCTTCATCCCACATCAATATTCCATTTTCAGAAGCTTTAGAATCAGAGTCTTTAAATTCTAATTTGTTACGAGTATTGACAATAAATTTGTTTATACGTTCACCCCACGTCTTCCAGTTATCGCCTAATGGTGGTGGAGTTGCAATACTCATCGTCTACCACCTGCTTTCGCTTCTATCCGCATGACTCCTGACCTCCAATCTTCATTTCCAACACCCTGAATCTTAATTCTTACTTGTCTACCTGAGAATCTCACGTCTGTAGGATTAGACAGAGTATAAGCACCATGCGTTGTCTCTGCTGAATTTGGATAGAATCTAGTTTTGAACGTCACATTGACTTGTCCTTGTGTCTTTTCGTCAGGAATTAGGTTGGTCACTCGCATGATTTGGTCACCATTTCCAAGACTAATTGAGCCTGATTCTGCAAAAGGTTCAGCCGAACCATGAGTGTATCCTGTCTCGTGGTTGTATAAATCACCATCTGCATCGCACCAAATAGGGTTATTAAATACTCCTACGTCAACACCTGCTGTTCTGTCTATATCACCAACACTCCAATGTCCTTCTTTGTAATCTAGTGCTACATATTTGTTGTTTTCGAGGTTGTCTGCACTAGGATAGAACCACCATATCTCTCCATGTTGTGAATTATGAACTGCATAGACCTTACTTATTTGACTATAGTTAATGTCATTGAACACATAATCCGATGCTTCACACACTATTTCTTTCGCAATAGAACCATCAAAGGTGAAGAATCCTCTCTTGCCCATCCAAAATGCACCCTCATCAATAGCAACTGCACCTTTTCTTGATGCTACTCCACATGCAGTTCCCACTCTCTCAAATCCGTAGATAAATGGTGCACCACTATAGGTAGCGATATGGGCATCGTTGTCTGTCAGGATCAATGTTGTTCCTCTCATTCTTAATCCACACATAATCTGCCCAGTTGTCTGTAACTCGAAATCACCTGCCTCGTTTGTCGCTAATGGTGTCCAAACTGTATTTGCTTCCTTGTCACACCATGCAATCTTTCTAGGATTACCACCTGCTCCGAGGGCGAATACGAATCTCTCTTCAGTCACAAGCATAGAATTATTACTCACAGGTGCGTTTGTCAATGCTGTTGGAAGAACTCCTGTATCGAGTTGCCACTCGTAAATCTTGCCATCCTTGGATGAACACGCTAGAAGGTACTCACCCCAAGTGTCTAATGCCCATGTTGTTGCTTCCTGATAGACTCCTGAACTTGTTGGTGCTCTACCATACGCATCATGTCCATAGAACCCACCACCATAACCAAGATTCAATGAACCACTTAAGTCACCTGATGTCAGACCTGCCGGAGTAATGTCATAAACTGTGTGTGAAGGATTGATATATAACAATTTATTGTATGTACTACCTGCCAAAAAGGAGTCACTTGAATTGTTATACCAAGAAATCATGGCTCTAGGAGCGTCTGCAAAGGCACTTGTTTTTCTTTCTGTCCATCCTCCAACTGGTCTTAATGAGCCATCTTGCCATCTAACAAGACTTGCATCACGCCATCTATTGGAAGACTCGAAATCTGTTCCGTTCCTGTGTATTCCCGGTGGTAATTTTAAAGGTATTAAAGCCATATCATCCTCACGCTGCTATTTGTGTCCATGTTACTTCATCGTTTGTTATCGGTGTCCATGTTGCTGAAGTTTCTGATATTTCTGACCATGTTACTTCATCAGAGGTAATAATTTCCCATTTCTCTCTACCTATCGTGGCAGTTCCAGATGTTACACTTACTATACTATCTGTGTCTGTTCGTATTCTGATGTAATCCGAAGATATAGTTGCAAGGGGATTTGCTGTTGCACTTCCTTGCCAAATTTTCTCTGAGTCTGCAACTAATGATGCAGATGGAGTACACGATGCGATACCACCAAATGTTCCAAATCCTAATACAGTTATACTTGCATTGGCGGTTGGTGTACCTGAACCAAACCTTACTCTGTTACAGATTGCGGCTATGGTTGCTGTTGATGTCATTGGTGCGACACCTGATAAGGTCGCTTGACCTATCGTAGCAGTTCCTGATGTTACACTTGATAATGCACCTGCAAGTCTCACTCTATTGCACGCAGCAACTAAGGTTGCAGTTGAAGTCATTGTTGCACTACCAATTACAGAAAATGCGGCTGATGCAGTTATCGTGGCTGTTGCACTTACTGTCGCACTACCTAGATGAACTTCTTCACCTATAGTTGTTATAGATGATGCACTAGCAACCAATGCTCCTGCAATTCGTACTCTAATTGCTGAAGATGTTGTTGTAGATGTTACTGTAACTGTAGCAGGGAAAACATCTTCGCCATAGTCATTACGACCATACAAGCCATAACCATAGTTAAAACTACTTGATGTTATAGTTGCCATAATTACCTTCTCTGTAACTACCTAAAGTCATTTGCTAATGTCTTTTTAGTTAAGCGTTATATCTAAATCACCTGCTGGTACACGAAATACATCACCTGCTGCAATTGCTTTACTAGCAGTTAATGTTGCATAACACATCAAATTACCTGATGTGGATGCATCATAGACACCTACATGCGTTACAGTACCAAAACCTCCACCAGTTGCTGTTGCATATTCAACTGCACCTGAATTACTGGTTGTATCGCCTGAAGTAGAAAATGAAACTGCTACTCGTGCATAGGCTGTACCTGATGTAGATACTTCTGTTACTGAACCTGCTTCACCATCTGAGACAGCAGTAAATAATGCTAGATAGTGAGTGCCGGGTGCTGAATAAGCCGCTCCTGCAAACACATGGTCTAATATTTCTGTTTCTAAAAAATTTGTAAAACTCATTATCCTAGTCCTCTTATTTTAAGTCTCAACCCTGAGCCACTATATCTTGCTGACTCTGAGACTTCATTTAATCTAGCAACTGCGGCACTATACATCTGTGCCCAAATTGCTACCCTCTCGTCTTCTGCTAGATAAGGTGCTGAATGTAGAAGTGCTCCGTAGAGGTATACATCAGGCGAATCTAATAAAAGCCAGTTATCTGCATTACTACCACTTAAAACATCTAGTTTTTGATAGTAAAGCAATTCAAAATCTGTATCAGCAGATGGTGTTGGATATAACTGAAACTGTCCATCTGCATGTGTGTAATATATTGGAGTACCACTAACGTCTTCGTCTCCTTGACGTTTATCTGCCATTGCATCTCTTGATATGAGATTGATTACTGACGTGCCACTCCCAGTAAGGTGTAGTCTTATCGTCTCTACCCAATCGGAAGGTATTTGCATGTATTCGTCACCACCTGTCTGTTGACCACTTGAACGTGCCTCCATCTTCCAATGTCGTACATCCCTGTTGATTTGTGCCTCTGCTAGTGTGATGAAATCAGGTATGACAGATGTTAGATCGTCCCTGTTGAGGAAGTCAGCGATACTCGCTTTGAGTTCGGTGTATGTAGTGAGTGCCATTTATTCTCCTAACTGAAATTGTTGAAGTCAAGTGGAATTGGAGTCTGCCAAGGATAACTTAAACCTGAGTATGGGTTGCCAGTATTCTTGTATGGGTTCTGATTGAATCTATCATCTCCTGTTCTTCCACCTGTGAATCCACTCTCCTTATTGTAAGGAAAAAATGCTCCCAACTGCTGATTGTAGAATGAGTTGTCAGTCGATGCTAGTTTGACGTGGTACTGATCCTCACCTATATCGGGTCGATGTGTTATTGTGTCTATTTTTGGGTTGATTGCTCCCTGATTTATCAGCATATCTATTGTCTGCACATCATAGATATTTTTCTGATAATTGTATTTCCCACTTCCCCAGTTCGGGTTGTACCCACCACTAGTATAACCGGCTTTATATGATGAAGCCACATCAGGTAAGCCTAAGTTCGATATAGGCTCACCAATATGAGGATTGCCTTGACCGGGGATTCCATCAGTAGGACTCCAACTATCAAAGCGTTGATTATAGCCTTCACCAACTTGATGTGAAAATTCGTTATCTTGTCCTAATTGGTTCATTAGAAATTCTCTCTCAGCAGGTGTGTTTAACCCCCTAGCACCAATACCTAACTTTGTGATGTCTGCATCAGTCAAGGCAGTTCCTTGACCCATAGTATTTGCTAAAAAGTCACGTTCAGCAGGTGTGTTCAATCCTCTTTGACCAATACCTAACTTTGTGATGTCTGCATCTGGTAATGTTTTTCCTGTATCCATCACCCCCATTAGATACTCTCTCTCAGCAGGTGTGTCTAATCCTCTTGCTCCTACTCCTGATTCTATAAGACTTAAAATTCCTTGAGGGGAATCAATTCCCAATTCCTTTAATTTTGCGATTTTTTGTTCTAATGCGGTTGCCATATATCCTCCTCGATTTTGTATTAGTATAGGCTATTCTAATAGATGGGTAGGAGGTTTTTTGACTGTTGTCTTGAGTAGACCCTTAGTTATTAGGCTTTTTTGGACTTCTCCCCATCCGTATTTGTCTCCAAATTCTTGTCTGATTGTTTCGGCTTCTTGACTGTACTTATCGACCAGTTGCCTGTAAAGACTCTGTGATTTGGTGGTAGTGTTCCCTTCGTAACCTTCCCCATTTGGTTGCTCCTTCCAATTATTTTCAACTAATTTACCATCTGACCTGTAGAAACCTATATGTATATCATCTTCAAGTCCTACCTCCATTATAGCCTGTTCGACCAGTTTTTGGAACTCCTTGTTAGGCATATCAAACCCTAGTCCTTTCTCATCTATTTTAAACTTACCATCCTTATGTCTATATTGAATAATATCAGCACCTGTTCCTGTTGAAGTAGGTTGAACCATAGTATGTCCAAACACCTTTATCAATGCATCGTAGATTTTTTGATGTTCTTCTGCTGTAAGTCTTCTACCTACGTCAAGGTCAACTCCATTCTGAGCCGATACCTTAGTATCATTAAATGCTCTTCGATATGAGACACCATCCTGTTTGAATACTGTACCCACAACAGCGGCATATAACTCCACTAATTGAACATCAGCAGGGTTAATTCCTCCACTAATTGTGCCTGATAGTAGTCCCTGAACCTGCATGTTTGGGTTTATATCTCCATCCCATCCACCGAATCCCATGAAGCCATCAGGTGAAGCGATGCCTATTTCCTTGGCTAATAAGTCCACACCATTTTCGTCTAGGAATATCGAGTACATCGCCTTGGTAAATTCTGCTTTCTGTTCAGGAAGTGCATTATGTATGCCCGGTAGTACGTTAACAAGTTCTGTGCTAGGTACTGCTTCAAGGTTAATGAACCCTAGATTATCCTGAATACCATCTGCGAAACTGTATGAAGCGTCTGTAAATTGTTTTAGGTCAAATTGTGAATCGTAGACCATCTTTTGGAAATACTTATTGAACTTCTGTTGATGCTGAGGCAGTATCGTGTCAGCATTTTTTCCCCATTTTTTCTTTTTGATATGTGCGTTAATCTCGCTTTTCATGGACTCGTTCCGAGCCTTGGTCGCTACCCAAATAGCTGCTTGTGCCTGATATGGTGTCCAATTATTCTGAGCTGCTATGTTCTGTGTAATCTCCTCCATAATCTTATATTGAGCATCGCCCGGTACATCCCTACTCAAACCAAATGCTCTTGCCATCCACATATCTTGTGTGGTCTGACCCTCTATTACTTTAGAAGGATCAATCTGTGTCATTAAATTACCATAGAATGAGTTTGTCTTTCTTCCTTCCCAAGGGATGCCATTCAATACATTTATTATTTTCTTTGCCTGTTCTTTAGGAAACCTACCTGCTTCTATAGGCATTCCTGCCTTATGTTGAGCATAAGCCTTAAATGCAAATCCTGTATTACTTTTTACATCTGTTCCCTGACTTGTAATGGCTAGTATCTGTGCAATTTTCTCTGCTTCCACCTTGTCACCATTAACCAAATCCATAATATCCCTTGAAGAGTTTTCATACCACATTCTAGCGTCTGCTCCCTCAATGGCTAAACCTTCCAACTGTTTCAGTAACTTGGTTATTTTCTGTGGTGTATTGATTGACTTGTTGAATCCTACATAAGTGCCATCCTTATTACGTTTGAAATCTGAAGCCTTGAGTCTTGGCACTACTGTATCACTTAGAAGTCCTTTTTCTAAAGCAGGTTTGGGTCTGCGAGTGAGTGGGTCTCCCTGTAATGTTTTGTTGTTTGCAAGTGGTAAAGTTCTTATGTTTGAAAGATATCTACTTGGTCTACCATAACTAGGCAAATGTTCTGGTCTTCTGTTTCCCTCTGTGTCATAAGCTGGATGAAAGATTTCGTTATCTATAGAAGGAATTATGTCTGAGCGTTTATTTTTTCTAATATTTTTAAAGTCACTTTGAAGATTTACCCATGTTGGTAACCACTCATAACCCATCTCTTTAGCAAGGGTTATTCTATGGTTTCCTTCGACTACATCTGCTGTTCTAGATAGCCTATCGACTTGAATATTTATAGGGTCTGTTAAACCACCCTCTTTTTCAATCTCTTTTTTAAGTCTAGTCCAATGTTCTTTACTGTAAGTTGACCCATACTCACCCTGTAAAGCAATAAGGTCATCTATGTGAACATATTCAAGGTATGCTTTTTGAGGCTCATTAGTCCCCACATATTCCAATACTTTATTCTCTGTTCCGAGTTGTAAAGCACTATCTGCAACTCTAGCATCTTTATTAAGTAAGTATGCAGGTAACCTATTAGCTCTTTGTTCTGCTGTTAATGCAACGTCAGCTTGAGTTTGGAATGCTTCTAACTCACCTAAAGTATTTTTGTAATTTTTATAACCTTTCTCACGAATATACTCATCTTGTTTTACAGATTCCTTTTCTAACTCTGTTTTTCTATTTAATAGTGGTATGATTTTAGTCCCATCTTTTCCACTATTTGAGTCCAATTCATTAAGTTTTAAATTAATATTATTTATTTTTGCTCTTATGTCAGGAAGGTTTTCATCTACAAAGACTTTACCTGCTTCTAAACCTACTGAAGTTCCACTTCCATGGTCTTCTATAGCTTGAACTGCATGTTGAAACTCATGTAATGTTTTGCCTTTCTTTACATTTGCTTTTCCTACATCGTCTAAACTATACTCTGCTAATGATTTTTGACTGACTGGATTTAAACCTATTTCAGGTATTCCCCCCTTGTCGGCATAATAACCAAACGTACTTGGTGCTAAGTTAAATTTGTATGGATAAACATCTATGTTCTCTAATTCTGGATATGCTTTTAATAGTTCTGGGTAATCTATAAGCTCGTTACCTTTTATTGCTAAGTCTCTATCCATAACTTTAGCTAAAGGTTTTAATGTTGACTGTGAATCGTCAATTTCAAATCTCCATTTACCATCTTGACCTTTGCCAAATCCAGTTTCTTTCCATATTGTGTCTGCATCAACACCTTCACTTTCTAGTTGTTTTGCTTTAGCTAATTCAGCAGACTTACCAACTCTAATAGCAGCTATCTCTCCTGCAAAGATCTGTGTTCCTAATGGTTGTGGGAATGCACTCTCAACACTCTCTGCCACGTTCTCTACTGCTAACAGTCCTCTTGACACACCCATCTCAGTAGCTTCCATTGCTTTGACCACAGCAGGTGCTACCATCTTTGTTACTTGACGTGCTAAGAAACCTAGACCTGAGAGTTCTGCAGCTAAATAGACAGGATGTTCATTCCCATACTTTTTTAACTCTTCCAACCCACCATGAGTAGCAACTAAGCCTTGCCAAACTTCAGAAGCCATCGCTTTATCAGGTTCACTATCGTAACCAACGTACTCATCTACCTTGCCAAGTGCATCCATAACTCCTTCAGGCATTACTTTTTCTAGACCTGTTCTCCAAGCACCTCCAAGAAGTCCAGTAGCTGCCTCGTATGCTTCTTTAGGATGTGTAACTATTGTCTTAACATCTTGTGCAATATTTCCTACATCAACTGGAATGTTATGTGCAGCCACATCTCTATCCCAATCAGCACCTTTCTCAACCTCTTGTGTAGGATTTGTAAAAGAAGATAGTAAACCTTCAACAATCTCGCCTTTGTTCTCCCACATATCACCAAGTAGACTTAAACTCATACAACTCCTTTGAGGTTACGTTTTAGTGGTTTATCCCAATTAAAGGTATGTTCGCTATATCCAACTGCAAGATACCTCATTGCATCAGCACCATGAGATGCCCAATTATGTTGAGGTCGCTTCCTCCAAACCTTCATATTGTCATCCCAATCTCTTGAGTAGTTTAACAGACAGTCAATTCCCTTCTCACACTTTTCCTCATCAATCCAACACTTGTCTAATAATGTCCTGACTTGTTGAATACCATCATC